ATTAGAATAATATGGCACTGGAACTTCTTTCTCTCTGATTGTTTCTTTTTCCTTAATAATGATTACAGCAATCTTTTTAGCAAATTCATCTGTTTCCAGCATTTCTTTAATTTTTTCTAGATCACCTTTTTTAAGATAATCTAACATTTTTTTGTGAATCTGAATTTCTTTAACTGCTTCTTGTCTTTTTTCTTGAGCTTTTTCTGTTTTTTCTAAAATAGCTTTTATAATATTTTTTACTTCTTCTTTTATTTTATTTTGTTTTTCTTGTTCGAGTTCTTTTTCGGCAGACTCGATTGCCTTTTTAATATTTGGTTTCATAGATTAACGAATCTTAATATCTCGCTAACCTTTAAAAAATCTTAAAACGGTCTTAATCCTGATTCAAGTTATTTGGGAGAGATTTTATAACTTGAATCAGAAATGACTTAATTCTATAAATCATTTCTTATCTTTATTATTTTATCAATTGAAGATTTCATGATTTTATTTACAATACAGACCTATTCCTTTTTCATATTTTTTAAAATTATCTAGAATTAAATGATGAGATTTGTTTTTCATTTCTATAACATTCTGATATAAATATTTACTACTATTATTAATTAATTTTTTATAATCTTCTGGGCAACCTGAAAATGTTTCACAATGATACATTTTAACGCCGCAATTGGAATGTCGGCAGATATATTTAAATTTAAAACCAGATATTTTAGCTCTTTCTTTGTAATCAAGGTCTTCCCATAAAAAAGGACCATATTCTTCATTCCAGTATCCTATTTTATCAATAACCATTCTACTAATCATCATTACGCTACCAGTAAAAGTTTCACATAAACCTATTCCATTCACACTATCAATAATCTTTCTTCTGTTTGCCATAGCAACAAATCCCAAATCTAAAGATGTTAAAACGTTTTCATATTTTATAAGCCATTTTTTATCTTCAAAAACAACATCATCATCTACTTTTATAACATAATCACCAGAGCATTGCCTAAATATATGATTTAGGTTTTTGGGATAATGATTTTTTTTAAAATAATATATCTTTAATCCATTAATTTCTTTCAAAAAATTTAAATCAATTTTTGTTGGATAATTCAAAACATCTTTAAATTGTTCATCATCCACTATTCCAATGTGTATATTAACAATTCTATCACCAAAATTACATTTTGAAAGCGATTTTAAACATTCTCTAAAGAATGGATATCTTTGAATTGGTGCTACTATTACAATATCATGGGTTGGTGATGTTTTTGATGACATTTAATTCATTCTTTTTATAAAAATTCTTTTTTCATGGTAGAGCCTTTAAGATGTCTAATCTTGGTTTTATCAGTATCAAAATTAGGATAATAATTATTATAAACAGTTGTTCTAAATAATTTCACCTTTAATCTATCTTTTCTAACGGTTTGATCATATTTTAAAACATCTACACAATCTCCTAAAAGACTATTAAGAGAAACTTGGTCAGAATTTTCTTCTAATGCTTTATTAATCCATGTATCAATAAATTCCATAGCAATTTTCGTGTTTCTTAAGAATATTACACCAGAATTAATACTTCCCTTGGGTCTATAATTCTTATATTTTTTTACTTCATGTTCGGTTCTAACAGTTATACCAACATCATAATTATCATATTCAATCTCATCTATATTTTTCATTAAGAATGCATCACCATCTAAATAAACAAGCGTTCTATCTTTTTTCATATTGCTTAAACAATCTTTAATAATTTTAGGTTTAAAAGTAGCGGGAACAGGCTGTATTCTGGGTCTATTAAAATCTTTCTTATCTACTTTAAATTCTTTCCCAAAACCAAGTCCTCCCAAATCATAAACCACTGATTCATAATTAAATTCTTTAATTTTTTCTAATGATTTAAGAATTAATGGTTTAAAATTTTTATTTCCTGCTGTTAAAATTTTCATATGCTACTTACTTAATAAAAATAGCCCTAGAAAACATAGATTTAAATTATTCTATGCTTTCTGGGACTATCTTTTATTTCTAAATGAATATGTCTTGGGTTATAAACCCTGACTGTTATAGTTTTTTTCATATTTAATAGCATTTAATGCTTTCAATGTTAAATATTTATATTTTGTTCTAACGATATACTATATAAGCTTTTGGACTTGTTCCTGTAAGTTTTGCATACAATCCGCTAGATGCCTTTACTCCAGGCATACAGATTGAAAAAACTTTAGTGGTATTTGTTGCAACAACTATAGTAAGCAAAACAGATCCTGTATCTGTGATAGCATCCTTTATTTCAAGTGTTGCTTGATCTGAACCACCAACTAATGTAGCAGCAATCATTCTAGTATTGCCAGCAACTACAAGTCCTGATGATGTTTTTTCTACACTAATCATTTTTTTCTCCTTTTATTTTTTTAATTTGTTCAAAAAAATCTCGTTGAGTGATAACTTGAGGGTCTCCAATGTGTCCTATTTCAATAGTTGGATCACAATATATTTTTAAACCAGCTTCTTGTGCTTTTTTTGAAAAATCCATATCAACCGACCAATGTTTTCCATCTTTATCAAAATATGTTTCAAACCATGGATATTTTATCTTTTTAAAAACTTCTGTCTTAATCAATAAAACAGAAGAACCTATAGCATCAACTTCACAAAATTTATTTGGAATGATTGGAAAATAATCGCCATCTCTTTTAGCATATACACATGGAGAATAATTTCCTCTACGCTTATAAGCCAATACGCCAGTAATATCTTTACCATGTTCTTTCAAACGGAAATAAGTATCAGGAGGAAATGTCATATCGTCATCAAGCATTAAAATATATTCGCATTCATTATCTTCTATTGCTTTTTTAGCGATTCGATTTCTAGCAAAATCTATCATTACACGAGGTAGCCATATTACTTTTGTGTTCTCTGGAATTCCTAATGTCATTAAAGAACTAGCAACTCTATAATCAATTGTCCCTAATGTTGGGATTCCTATTGCTAATTCACTCTTTTGTTTTTTATTTTGTTTTTCGTTTTCTTGTCTCATGGACTTATTTTTCCTTAAAATCTCTCCACCTTTATTATATAACTCATACAAGGATTAAAGTTGGCATATAACAAAGGAACTCAAGGATTATTTATTAATTATTAACTAAGAAACTTTACGGAGTAGATGCGTAACCCATTCTCCAGTTACCCCAAGCAACAAAACCTCTCCAATCAACACCATAATACCATTTCTTGCGTAAAAATGCTGATTCTGTTCCAGATGTTAAATCACGGAACTCAGGAGTTCTTCTCATTTGAAGAATAATCGGTTTCATAACATGAGTAGTGTCGAAAAGATACCATGCGTCTACATCTGTCAAGTAAGGACTGATAACTAGGTCTAGTGAACCTCTTAAAACGTTTGTAGCTAGTTTAGCAGTGGTTGCTCCTTCTTCTGGATAATAAGTAGAATTAAGCAACTCTTTTGCTTCCCATTCTAGCCCTGGAGCAACAACCAAAACATTTGGTCTAATGCCCATAGGCTTTCCCTTATCATCTTTGAAGTTAACCATTGCTGTAATAGCAGTTTGAAGAGCAGTTGCACTTAACTCAGCAGTTCCAAGGTTTGACTGTGTTCCTGAATCTCCTTCGCTATGATTTGCTGCAAAGAATGCTTTTGAATCATAACAAGCAACTGTTTTATTCTCAAAGATAGTTCCTGCTGTTCCAGTCGTATTTTCACCTTGAAGAATTAAACCAAAAACCATTTCGTCATAGAATCTTTTTGCTTCTGTAGCAAGTTCTCTAACTCGTAGTTTGATTTGTCCATATTGTTCGTCTTCAATGGCATCTCTATCAACTGAAACTGTTCCTTCCCAACTATAGTTAGTTACTGTGAAGTAGTATTCATTCAAGCTTTCTTCTGTTCTTTCATCTTTCCACTCTTTCATTTTAGGAACAGCTCCTAACCAAGGATATGTTTCTTCACTTTTAGAAGATTGGACTGTAGTAACAAGTTTTTCATAATCAGCAGTGGCTTTTTCATATGCACCCATAAATTCGGTTTTCATTCCAGCGGTTAATAATTTAGGTATATCGCCTCTTGTAATCATTTATTTATTATCTAACTGCCGCATCAATTCTAATTCTTACATGGGATGAATCTGGGACATCTACGCAGTATCCAGCAAGGACAGAATGACTACTGCTAGTCGCAACTGTTTGGTCATCTGTAATATACATAGGTAATCCAACATCTGTTTGAACGGCTGTTGTTTTAGAAAATATATAAGTACCTTTTTTGTTAACTCTAACAGCTTTGCCTGCATCGCCACCACTTGAATTGTCTTCTTTCTCAACGGCTACGCCAAGAAAAATAGCACCAGAAGCGTCAGCACCTGCTGAAGCATATCCAGTATCCAAATCAACGACCAATGCTCCTTTGTAGATAGTTGCACTAGCTAAAACTGGATAGCTAATTATCTCCCCATCTTTTCTCTCAGTGTCTAAATTTGCACTAAGTGCGGTCATATTATTTTATTTTATATTATTTTTAATTAAACTTTAACATAGTTGATTTATTTCTCTCAGCCTTTGCTGATTTTCTAAGAATAAAGCTAAAATCCTTTTGATATCGACCCGATCATCTCAAAATTTTATTTCAAACTTAGAAGTAAAGAATAATATTAAGACATTTTGTATATACTCTTAATAAACCCTTTCGGCTTTAGCAAGATCAACTTCTTTCTTGCTAACTACCGCTTTAAAACGAGTTTCAAATTAAACTTTAGACTTAATTTCTAAAAAATCATCTGAATTCTCTTCTAAAGATTCGACTTTTTGTCTTTTTTATAAATAGATTTAATAATCTTTATTTCTTTTTAGATATATTACCCATTGTTATCTTATGATGGGCTAACTGATGGACTAATTGATGGACTGATTGAAGGTGAGAGTGATGGGCTTAATGATGGACTGATTGATGGACTGATTGATGGTGATAACGATGGACTAAGTGATGGTGATAGCGATACTGATGGACTTACTGATGGGCTAATAGATGGACTAATTGAAGGTGAGATTGATGGACTTAATGATGGACTGAGTGATGGTGATAATGAAGGACTGATTGATGGTGAGAGTGATGGGCTAATTGAAGGTGAAATACTAGCCACTCCAAGTGAATCTACTGTCATATCAATTTCAATTCTAACATGAGAACTATCAGGCACATCTACGCAATATCCAGCTGGAATCAAGTAGGTAGTGCCAGTGCTAACAGTCTGATCATCTACAATATACATAAGTTGTCCAATATCAGTTTGTATCGCTGAAGTCTTTGAAAATACAAAAGTTCCAGTCTTATACAAACGAACAGCTTTATCTCCATCTGTTACGCTGCCAGAGTTGTCTGATTTCTCAACAGCTATGCCAAGGAATGTATATTTACCATCATCTGAACCTGCTGAAGCATATCCAGTGCCTAAATCAACAACTAATGCTCCTTTGTAGATAGTTGCACTACCTTTTACAGGATAACTAATTATTTCTCCATCTTTTCTTTTGGTATCTAAATTTGCGTCAAGTGTAGTCATATTTTTTTATATTATTTATTATGATGGACTTACCGATGGACTAATTGAAGGTGAAAGAGATGGACTGAGTGATGGTGATAGTGATGGGCTAATAGATGGACTGAGTGATGGTGATAATGAAGGACTCAATGAAGGTGATAATGAAACTGAAGGGCTTACAGAAGGGCTGATTGATGGTGATAATGAAGGACTGATAGATGGGCTAATTGAAAGACTAACTGCCCCAAGCATATCTACATTCATATCAATATCAATTCTTACGTGGGATGAGTCTGGAACTTCAACTACATATCCAGCTGGGATAGAACAACTACTAACACTACCAACAGTTTGATCGTCTATAATATACATAAGTTGTCCGATATCGGTTTGTGCTGCCGATGTTTTTGAGAATACAAAAGTTCCAGTCTTATACAAACGAACATTTTCAGCTCCATCGACTAGACTGCCAGAGTTATCTGATTTCTCAACAGCTACGCCAAGGAATCTATATCTACCAGTATCAGCACCTGCTGAGGCATATCCAGTACCTATATCAACGACTAATGCTCCCTTATAAATGGTTGTACTCGCCAAAACTGGATAACTAATCATTTCTCCATCTTTTCTTTTGGTGTCTAAATTTGCACTAAGTGTAGTCATATTTTTTTTATTATTTTATCTTTAATAAACTTTAAAACAGAGTTGATTTATCCTTGTTAGCCTTTTTAGATGAGTTCTTTGCAAACTTCCAAGCATCAACAGATTGTTTTTTATCCAATCCCATGTTGCCATAGAATTCACTTACATCATTTGGCATCTCATCTTTGTTAACTTTTTTAACCTTTTTTGTAGCTTTTTGTGATCCCTTTTCACTGAAATCAACTACTTTAGGCTGATTCTTTAATAATGAAAATAGCATCTTTTTGATTCCGACCTGATCATCGCCAAGATTTATTTTATTATTAGAGGTTAAGAGTGAAATCAAAACATCTTTTTGAGCAGGAACTATTTTTCCTAATCTTAAGTACTTTCGATATACTCTTTCGGCTTCAGCAAGATCAACTCTTTTTTTCTTACTGACCGCTTTAGAAGTATTTTTAGGTCTACTCTTTTTTTCTTCTAAAGATTTAATTTTTTTGTCTTTTTTTATGATTTTTACTTTTTTCATAATTTTTACCTTTTTAATCACTTTTTTATTAACTTTATCTTTAACTTTTTTCTTAACTTCTTTCTTATCTTCCTTTTTCTTATTTTTCTTTTCTTTCTTTTCTTTTTTCTTTTTTGTTCCTTTCTTGAGTTTAGATACTTCTTCTTTGAATTTATCTAGTAAACTGTTTTTAAACAATTTAACTAAATCATTCATTGTTGGTTCTGTATCTGATAATGAAATAATTTTTTTATCCTTAAATTCATCTGATAATTCTGTAAATCCAGTCATTCCCTTAATATATGGTTCAGCAACTAATGCAGTATGTAATAAAGTAGGACCAACATATTTACCAGTATCTTTCTTCATATAATTTTCATCAATACTAACAGAAACACATTTAATTAAACCATCTCTAATCTTTTTAGATACTTCATCATCTTTAATCTCACAAATTGCATCCAAACCATCCTTTGTTGGGATTAAATCAACAACTTCTCCTGCGTTTTTTATAGGATTGTTCGTATGTGTCAATGGAACATATACATGTTCAATAGTTTTTTCTTTAAAATTCTTAACAAGACTATCAACGGAATTTTTATCAATCGTTAATATTCCACCATTTGCATCCCAATGATACCATTCACCAGTTTTAAGGACTTGTTTTCTAAACTTATTTCCATCTAATTCAATAGCATCTGTGCTATTAAATTCATAAACATTTTCAGATTTATCTGATAAACCAAGAACTTTTTTTGTATGCTTATAATTGTATTTATTAGCTTTCTTCAATGCATCAATAGCTTTATTTACAACTCCTTTGCTTTTTTCTTTTTTAAGTTTGCCCGCTAATTCTTCAAGTTCTGTAATCATTTCTTTATTTTTCAAAACCTTTTTAATTGTTTTTTGTTTTATCATTGTATTTTTAATTTTATTATTAGATTTTTCTACTTTTATAGGATCAAGAGCTTTTGCTATATACCAATTAATTGTTTTAGCTTCTACATTTGCGGGTACTGAAACTAGAGATGCTTCATAAAGCTCTAATCTTGTTATTTTTCTAATAAATTTGTCTAAAGAAATATTTTCAGAATTAGATTCTTTTTTTGATTTTTTATCTTCTATTTCATCAATAGTTTCCTTTAGAATCCGACCTTTAATAGAGAATTTAGAAATAATCCCTTCTTCTACTTTTTCTCGTATATTTAATTCAGATTTAGACAATTTCATCTTAATCCAAAGACCCTTTTTATCGAAATCAGTTTCTAATACTTTTCCGATTGGACGATCCATATCATGATTAAACAAAACAGTTGAATATTTCAAAAGATCGTTCTTTGATTTCTTTATTGCTTCGTTTGTTATTATTGTATCTTGAGAATCAATGTCAGATGTCATAACATATCCTTCAATAATAAAATCGCCTTCTTTTATTTTTTTATCTTTTTTTGTTTTGTGATAAGTTTTAACAACATCAGCATTAAAACTGAATTCAATTATTTTCATAATTTTATAGTGCTCTCCTCACTTATACACATTAATATATATCACCAGATAAGGTCAAATATTCATTCTAATCCCAATCTAATGTATCTACTTTATGGTGTTTTATTTTTCTATTTTTAAATTCATTAATTATTTGCACATGAGAAGTAATAATGCCCTTAATCACCATTTTTTTCATATTCTTATTTTTCCATAAGTTATGTAAATGATAATGTTTAGTAATTATACTTCTATCAGTTATTTTTAATGATTTCTTAACTAATTTTTTCTTTTTTATTTTCTTTTTTGTTGGATTAATCACTTTCATGCCAGACTTAGTTAATTTTGGAATATCAGATGAGGTTATCATTTTCTCTGTTTTTTTCTTTTTTTTATGAACTTCTCCAAGATGTGGAACATTCTTTTTATCCCAGCAAATGTTCATATATTCACCTTTTTTTAATTTATATTTTTTATTAGGACCAGATATTCTTCTAACTCGTCCTTTTTCACGAACACATTTTTCGAATGCTTTAGGCATAATAAAATCTCCTTTTTTATTTAATAATAATTGTTGATACAATTATTGTTATACAAATTGATAAAATAGACAACAAGGCAGTAAGAAACCACCCAGGTCTTTGATACATTTTTTTCTCAATACAAGATAGTTTTTTATAAATACCATGTAAGTGATTATTTTTAATATCATTTATATCTTCTTCAATATTTCTAATTGAAAGCTCCGTCTTGCCTCGATAAATTTCTAAATCTCTAATTCTTTTTTCTTCATTGTTATTTGAATTCTTCATATTATTAATCATCATCTTGATAAACGATAGGAATTAAAGGCTTGCCACATTTCCAACAATAAGCTCTTCCTTTCTTATTTTTAGTTCCACAATATTTACACTTGACACTTCCTTCTTTATTTTTTGTCATAAATATATTGATAACCCATGTCAAAGCATTTCTTTTTAACATTTGGAACATCGTTTAATTTTAATATCTTATTTCTTATTTTCTTTGGCGTTGAAGGTGCAGAAATTCCTAAACTATTAGCTGCTTGAATTTTTCCTTTTTCAAATGATTCTAGTGCTTTATTAATATCTTTCTTTTCTTTTGGTTCCTTTGGCTCTTTTGGTTTATTTGTCTCCTTTGGTTCCTTTGGTTTCTTTGGCTCCTTAACTTCCTTTTTATTATTTTTTTGTTCATCATTTTCAGATTCAGCCCATTCTAAATCCATTCTCTTAGCAATTTTCTTTGTTACTTCATCAATAAATCCTTCTGGTATTGGTGTTTCTTTTCTCTTAATAATTTGATCGAAAATATTCGATAAAAGAACTTGCACTTCATCTGTTAAATCTTGTAATTTTATTTTCGGATATGATTTACTAGCAAAATTCCAATCTATTAAAGGAGCAACAGCATAGGTATTTAGAGTATTCTCCATTTGTCTCATAATAGAATGAACGGCTAAACTTAAATACTTTGATTGTTCTGTACCTTTTCCGTATGGATATGCATATTTTATCTGAGAAACGATTTGGGTCAAGGCCGAGATTGACATCTGATTATCATGATGAGTAATTAATGGCATAATATCGAGTCCGCCAGTAGAACGATCAATCTCTAATTCAATACCAGGTGGTAATGTAATTCTAGAATTAATACCAATAGTATCTACAACATTTTCTGCAGATTCTCTTTCTGCCGATGTTAAACTTTGATTTATTTTTAATATCTTTAATCCCAATGCTTCTATTTCTGCTTTCTTATGTGCTATATAATAAAGTTTATGTTTTTTATCATAATGATAATAAGCTGCCTTTAATATAGATTCTCCATAAAGCCAATGTTTTTCTTTTTGAAATGTATATAGAATACATTTTTTTGCAGGAATATTTATATTAACCGATTTATCTCCAAAAGTACAAGTTTGATGAGCTCCATCAAAACCACCATAATCATCTGCTCTTAAGGCAACAGTAATAGCATCACGAGGTGCTATTTTTTTCCAACCTATCTTACCTTTGTAATCTCCATCTTCTATAATATGAGCAACTTTTTCATATAATCTAAATCCTTCAAATAAAGCTCTTGTCATATCAGAAATAATAAATGGTAGTGGAGTGCTCATTCCACCCATAAATTCAGGCTTCATAAATACAGTTTCAATAAAATCTTTTTCACCCTTATCATTCTTATCTGGAATAATAGAGATTGGACTCGATTGAAGTGGTAATGAAAGCAACCTAACAATAGCCTGAACTTGTCCATCATTAGCTTGCATTGAAACATAAGTTTCAGGACCTAAATCATCTGGATTTTCTTCTTCACTATATGAACCTATAACACCAGATCTGGCCAAACCAAGTTCTTTTATGAACTCATTAATTGGCAAAACACGTCCTTTATTATCAGACTCATTATCTTCCTTTTTTATTTTTTTTGGTTTATTCTTATTTGTAAGAAAATTATACCAAGGCATAGTTTAACTATGCACCAGAGTGCATTTTGTATAATAATGTTATCCACAGAAAAGGTCAAGTATTGCACTTGACAAAATATCTATAACTAATATAATAGAATTACGGTAACAAATTACTTGAAGGGTTTTAGACAACAATTAATACAAATTAAAGAAATGAAAAAGGGAGGTATCAAAATGAAAGGAATAATACTGGCAGGAGGTAGCGGCTCAAGATTGGAACCGATGACGAAGGTAACAAATAAACACTTGTTGCCCGTATACGACAAACCGATGATTTACTATCCGATCGAAACATTCACGAAAGCTAACATTAAAGATATTCTGATAGTGACAGGTGCAGAAAGTGCAGGAGATTTCATAAATCTGCTTGGAGATGGAAGTGAGTTTGGTGTAAATTTCACTTACAGGTTACAGAAAGGAAGCGGGGGAATAGCTGAAGCACTTAGATTGGGAAGAAATTTTATGAATTCGCCCAGAGATGCTTTAGCTGTGATACTTGGAGATAACATTTTTGAAGATGACTTTTCGAAAGAAATTAGAGAATATGATAAAGAGCATTATATGGCTAAGGTATTTCTGAAAGAAGTGAAAGATCCAGAAAGATTCGGAGTAGCATCTATCAAAGATGACAGAATTACAAAGATAGTTGAGAAACCCAAAAAACCAGAAACAAATCTCGCAGTAACAGGACTTTATCTCTACAACGGTGCCATATGGCATGTTATCGATAATCTAAAGCCATCACACCGCAATGAGTTAGAGATTACAGATGTAAACAACTGGTATGTAGATAAAGGGCTTATGACCTATGAATACGTGAAAGGATTTTGGTCAGATGCTGGTACGCCAGAAAGTTTACACTTCGCCAGTTCTTTTGTTAAAAGTAAGAAGAAATAAACAGGTGGGTGGAAGAGATAATCTTCCACCTGCCAAAATTAAATGAACTATAAATTAGCTAAACAATTAAAAGATGCTGGGTTTCCACAAGGAAAGTTCGAAAATAATAATTATTTGTCCCCATTTGGAGTTCCTAAAGAAATATTTGTTAAAGAATTCCCAAATGAAGTTGCTTACAATCCAACCTTATCAGAACTCATAGATGCGTGTGGAAATGGTACTGGAGTTGTTAGAATAAATTCAAAAGAAAGTAATGCTTGGAATAAAAGATTGTATGATCCAGACAAAGCTAATTATTTTGCTGGAAAAACCCCAGAAGAAGCAGTAGCTAAACTTTGGCTTAAGTTAAATAAATAAATGTAAATAATTTATTTCTTGGATGGATATTAAAGGTGATAACAAAACCTAAACACTTAATGACACAATATTAACTAGTTGCGTGTTCTATAAACAAGTGGTAAAGTTATTGCGGATTCCTTATTTGAGTAATAAGAAGTAATATTTGACTTATTACAATAATGTTGGTGAAAACCCAATACCATCCGAAAAGTAAATTATTTAATAAAAAAATGAATACAATAGATATAACAAAATTAGTAGAGTGGAAAGATGTTAAAAAATCATTAATGTATCATTATAACTATGGTTGTAGAAACAGAAACCTAATTGGCTATGAAAAAGTGTTCAATACTGTTAAGAAATACAGAAAATCAAAACCAGAATATCAAAATGAAGTAATTGTAATTAATGCTATTAATGAAAAAGAAACAAATGGTTGGTATAGTATATATACAAATAAATACTCACTTTCGTTTAGATCTTGGAAAAAAGTAGCAAATATACCGATTTCAAAGAAAACACTAGAATATTGCATATATGAAGACATTATAGCTTATTTTTTGTGGGAAATCACTTTTAATGGATTTACAGAGAAAGAAATGGAAAAACACGAAAAAGAGATTTTTGGCAAAATAAAAGATATAAAGAAATGAACAAAATACAAAGAATAAAAAATAAGTGGCAATTTATATTATGTTTTACAAAGACATATAACTATCTCCCGCCAAAAAAGGTATTCAATTTTGGTATATTCAATATACATACATTCTCCAGTGAAGGAGAAACATTATGGAACAAACATTATAAGGGATTTATTATTCAACACGTGTTCAAGCGTAATGACTGGAAAAAAATTAAAAAAATATAATATCAAAACAATATGACATTAGAAGAATGGAAATACTATAGGAATACAACAGTTAAAGAAATAGAAACATTAAATAAAAAAGAATTAGCAAAAACATTAGGCATAGAAATGGATTTAGCAAAAGATATACAGAATGGAGACTATAAT